GATCAAAGATGATCCCTAAGTGTAGCTATCAGACAAGCGACAGAGTATAGCGCAGCTCAACGTTGCTACGCTTAGTGTTCACACAATTCTCGTTAACCCAGAAGCCAAGAGACATGTTAGGATTGGAGAGAAGGTTAAGGATAGCACGACGGCTAACACCAGTATACTTATAACTACGTCCACCGTTGAACGTAACGTTAACGACACCAGTCAAAGGATTGGCAGTCATGAAATATACAGCGTCAGAGGTACGAACAGGAACGATGGAAGTGAACAGTTGCATTGTGAATGTGAAATGAAGTGAATGAGTGTAGCATTGTGAGCTACAGAAAGCCTCGTAAGGCTTAGTGTAACTTACTGCCAGGTTGAAATGAACTCGCTAACGTCATCGTCGCTAGCCTCAGCGATAAGCTCGTCATCAGACAACGATTGAAGCATAGCCAGATACTCGTCAGGAGTAGCGTCAACATCAGGATCGAAGTCATCATGGCAAAGGAACTTGTACTCGTTGAGCAAAGCGGTGATGAGAGCGGAGCGGTTGGTTGTCATGTACTCAGTGTAGCAGGTGGAGAGGCGAGATGCGGAGGAGAGTGGACAGAGTGTTGATTGGCACAGGATGGAAGCTTCGTACTCGGCTTGCATCGCTGCTCCTTCCTCATCTGTCATGCTTACAGCATAGCACGTGCTGAGCTGGTTTGCAAGTGGGGTTGTGCCACTACGTGATGTGGTTTCAAAGGACATGATACACCTGTACTTCTGATACAAGAATACCATTCACTTTGACTGGCTTGTTACGCTTAGCCTTTGGCACGCAATCACACCACATCAGTGTACGCAGGTGTGCTGGCAAGCCACCACTGGGTTTGCTGTTAAGTGTGAACGTAACGTCTTTGAGTTTAGTCTTCATTGAGTGCAGTGTGCGTGTGAATGTGATTGAATCAAGAGAAGACGTAACCATTAACGAATGGCTCTTTGTTGTACACTTTAGACTCACCAGCTTGTCCTACAAACTTATGAACAAACCACTCAAACTTCTCTTGAAATACTCCCTCACCAACGATACAGAATGCATTGCAAATGGCGTTCAATCGTGACTTGGTAGTGTTAGATTGCCAACCACCGTCGTATAACTCAATGCTGTCATCGTAGATTGTAGCAATGTGGTTGCCGTGTAGGTATACCCAAGACACATCAGAGATAGTAACAACTTCAGTGTTACCACTCTTCCAGTCTTTGTTGTCTTTGATCGCTTGAATCATCTGTTGCTCAATCTTGCGCATGTTGTCTCCGTTTGTCGAGTGCTTCGGCATTCGCCTCAGCTGTATGAATACAGTATGGCACAGCTCAGCACCGATTGCAAGCGGGTGTGTGACACTACCTGAGGCGGCTCTGATGGAGCGGAACAGCGAAGCTGTGGAGCGGAAGGCTAGACAGATGTTTTGACTTTTTCGTACTCGTATCAGCAAATGCTAACAATACGAATTCGTATCGTAACACGTTACCGATGGTGAGAATCATTCCCGCTCGCGCCGCTCACTTCGTTCGCTCTTCGCTCGCTCCCCAGCCATCATGATTAATCGTGATAATCATTCTCAAGCACGTGGTGAAGGAAGCGAGGCGTAGCCGAGCGGCATTGATCAAGATTGGTGATACCCCCTATGGGGGATTGATCAAGGTTGCTTATATGATATACGGGTAGACAAATTTTTGTCAAAAATCTAAGACCCCTGTTAACGCCCCTTTAACGCCCTTCAACAGTATCATCCGGGGAAACGTACCAAGGAGCGGTTAAACGCATCTCTGGAAGGCTTGTAGAGGTCTTAGACGGGGTTTCTGTGTAAAGAGGAGTGACCATATCAGGTAAAGGAGGTAAGACAACCTCTTCTATAGCTTTATCTACCTCATTTTTAACCCGTACATCAATCAATTTAGACTCTAACCAATAAAGAAGACCTAGAAGAAGGTGGTCTATCCAGACTGTACCTGTTTCTAGGGCTTCATAGAGAGCTTTAAACTCGTTTAACCTTAATCTTCTTTGTTCCACATTGCTTTACAGGTGTTTGGGAGGTGTTGGTAGAGAATATCTTGAATCTGTGCTGCTATTTGAGCGTGTTCACGCTGGGTACCGTTAGATGTACGCAGGTCACAGTAGTGAAGCCAAGATCTAATGGTACCATTCATGTATAGTTTAGTTGGAGCTGCCATTGGGAGTACTTCACGAGCACACTCTTTAGCTACTCCAGCTTCAATGAGTTCTTTATACAATCCATAGCAGTCAGAGTAGAGTGAACCTATACGGAACTGGAAGTTCTTCTTTACTACTTCATCTAGGTCATCAATACTATTCTGCCTGTTCTTAGTATCTTGTCTACGCAGTTGGGGGATAGAGGCTTGTTTTTCCACCTTAGCGTACCTTTGGCTAAACTCTTGAAAGGAGAAGGAACGGTGACGAAGTATTTGAGCAGCGATAGAACGTGTTGTCTCAATACTTACACACATGTTCACCATTTCAAAGGGTGACCAATGTTGATGATCAATTAGGTATTTAATTAGTTTAGCACTGGTCTCAGTGTTTGACTGGTTAGAGGGATTAGAGACTCTAGCCATGTAACTAATTAGATCTTCAGCGTCTGGAGTAATGTGAAGGAGTTGAGCGGTGTGGGTGAAGGTCATTAATTCTTAATACGTTAGTCCATACAGTAGGATAAGTGTTCTAATATTCACAAGATTCAAAAGGGGGGAGTGAATAAGTAGAATAAAATGTTCTCTATCCAGTAGTCTTTAGTAAAGAGGGGAATGAGAGCTTGTCTCGAATTCCCCCTTTTCACCTTCGGCGGTCCACCCTTCCGCCTCCGGCTATACGGCAGTCATGTTCGAGAACCGTTGGTATGACTGGTGTCTTAATGTGTCGTTAAACCCACGTTGGTGTGCCACTTTTAGAATTGCCTCTAGCCTCTCTTTTTTGAGCTAAAGACATACCTAAGACTATATGATTTGTCTCACTTTGAGGGTCGTCCATAAAGGCTGCTAGCATGTCGTTCCACTCTTCACGTTTACGTTCTTTAACTGCTTCTTGAGCAGAGATAGCAAGAGCATCTGTGAAGTATTTAACGCCTTGTGAGAGGCAGTCTAGTCTGTCATCGTGTCGGATAGCACCTTTCTCACGACACATCCTACTCATTTGGTAGAATAGCATGTATAGTAGTCGTTCTTCTGGTGCTGCATCTGGGTTTGATTTAAAGTCCCATTCGATGACACTTCGATTAACAATAAGCCTATGCTGATTAAGGACAGGCTCAAGGGTATCAATAATACGGTCTTCTTTACGGACATTTGCACGTACTTCTTCGATGTCTATAGCTTGTTTAGTTTGAAGGAGATGTTTACGGAAGAGTTCAGCAACAATACCATCACCAAAGTTAGTTTCAATAACTAGTTTAGTAACTCCATACTTCTTACATCCTTTTAGAATATCCAGAAGAGTGTTGTCTGAGTATCCATCTCGGTAAGCTCGCATCTCATGCAAGTACAAGAAACCGTTTCGTTGGGAGATATAAGCCGCTGCTGTCTCATCTGATCCTCTACCCGATGGATCAATTGAGCATATTGTTTCGGAGTAGCTATCCCATTCACCTTGGAGCTGCATAGGAGAGTAGAAATAATCTCCAGGTAGTCCCACAGTTGGTAAATCTTTGATGACGTTTTGTGGATCGGAACACCAAACGACGGATTCGGGAGCAGTAGTAGGGTTAACGCTAGTAACAACAAGGTCAGAGCATTTAAGGGGGAACTTTTCAGCATCACTAAGGGAGGTATCAAGCATGAACTGAAGCATGAAGTTACTCCGACCCATGGAGGCTTCACGTTCAACTAGGTCTTCGTTATCAAAACGATCAGGGTCAGTTACACCCCAAGATTCAGCTCCTTCATCAAGATCTTCAACAAGTTGAGGAGCAAGTAAACCTTCATATTGACTTACTTTACGTGGATAACGTGCAGGCCATACGAATGGTTTATAGTTACGTTCAGCAAGCTTACGATAAATGGTAAAGGTAGTCTGTGGTGTACCAAGATACATAATCCTACTATCACTCTTTGGAGTAAGGATTGATTCTGCCTCAGTACAAAGCTGTAGTAGTTTCTCTCTCATGAACTCTGTCATGGAGTTACCAGGTACCTCAATATCGTCTAGAATCATGAGGTCAGCACGTGAACCTGTTAGCTGACCTGTGATACCAACACTCTTAACTGACGGAGCCTGGTGAGGAGGACACTTAATATCAAAACTAATACGAGACCACCGAGCGGAGTCATCTTGTGGTTGCATATGCTTTAACCATGGTGTCTCCATGATTAGCTTCTGAAGAAAAATAGACATGTTATCTGCACGCTCCTTAGAAGCAGAGATAATCATGATCTTCTTTTCATTGTCTTTAAAGAGCGTCCAAAGAACGAACGCTCCAGTAATCCACGATTTACCTACCCCTCGGAATGCTTGAATCTGTAGACGCTTAGGACCGTGTTGAAGGTAATCAGCAATAGCGTATTGTGCACGGGTGGGATTGGGTAGATCTAACTGATTCCACAAAGCTTGTAAGAACAGCTTAAAATCGTCTCTAAGGAGGTCTAAAGTACTCATAGGTATATTCTAGCGTAAGAGGGGGTAGAGGGGGGTTCTAGGGGCTTTTAGCGACGTTTCCGTGCTTTCATGCGGGATTGGATGTTTCGTTCGTAATTAGATTTAGTTCGAGTAAGTGTAGGAGTTTGAGTTACAGCTGGACCGTACTCACTCCTTTCACCTGCCATAACTTGCTGAACCTGTTTACGTTCGATGTCACGTTGCATACGCATACGAATAGCACCACCAGTTGCTCCAAGTACAGCAGCAGGAGCAGCTAATACAGGAACCTTGGTAGCAGCAACACCCAGAGCACCAGACACAGCTTCTAACCCACCTGCAACAGCTTCAGGAGTAGAGGTAGCTTGTTGGACAGAAGATATACCTTGAGCTGCCTGAGCAATGTCTGCAGCGGCAAAGGCTGCAGTAGCTGCGGCTCCTAAAGGTAAAGCACGGAGAATGGCTTTACCTCCGCTAAAATTAGGTACTAGTTGCTGGTAAGCTTGAATCTTTGTTTCTAAAGGTAAGCTTCTAGCAATCGGCTGCATTGCTGCAATTTCTTCTGCTGTGTTAGTAGCTTTGTAAGCATTAGCGAGTCTAGGATCCGCTGCTCTAATAGCTTGAACACGTGGGGAATCAGTGGCAATACCTACTTTTACATCCTCTAGTTGAGGAGCAATACGTGCTTCTAATGCTTCAAATAGAGCCTGCTCATCACGTGTTTCTTGTGGGGAAAGGGTTTTAGAATAACCCCTAGTTCCAAATCTATGAGCAGTAGTTTCTGAATCTGGGTTTTTACCAATGCCTGATTCTAGCTCAGCACCTTTTTGCGTTAAATCAGACTTGTGAGCATAGTTTGAAAGAGCTGTATCCCCCCGAACAACACCACCTGGTCCGGTAGCTTGTGCAAATTTAAGACCAAAGCGATCTTCTAATCTTTTAATAGCTCCCCTTACTACATCACCAGATACTTGTTTACTAAAATCACCACCCGTCCGTTGTTGAACAAGGTGGTGAATAGTATCTTCGTTTAGTAGCTCAAAAGCTTTCATGACATTAGTTTCAACATTTCTAATGTCTTTCATTAGTTGCTTTGGACCTTTACCGCCTGCAACAACATCTTCCATAATGTTGGCGTAAGCTTCAGGATTAAAGTCCAAGTTACTAATAGCTTTGTCCAAGCGTTTCTTATCGCTTCGACCGAATCCAGGCGGGATAATTCCAGACTCATACTGAGCTTGAACTTCAAGCAGCATGGCTCGGGCTAGATCATGTAACTGAGCTAGTTCTTTATCCATTTAAGTAATGTACTCCATAATTCTTCGTTCACGTGGCGTATGACCAAACGTTTGTCTCATCCACGTGAGCCAGTTATTCGTACCTTTGTTCTGATTACATTTCCTGCAGGATGGAACCAAATTTCTTGTAGTTGTTTGTCCTCCATTATAACGAGGTATAACATGATCAAGAGTAAGTTCATTAAGTTCATAAGTTTCTCCACAATAGACACATTGACAATTGAAGTGTTCCTTGATGGCTCTACGCCACATCCGTTTTGCTTCGGGACTTGTCATTGTTATTAGGTTTTGCAGGTAGTGATCAGGACTTGGTAGAAGGGGCGTCATGCTTTTCTAGCTTTACCGACACGGGCACGATTTTTAGAAGCGGTTTCAAGGGTTGTTGATCCATCCTTTTTATGGGAAACATCCTTACCATCACCATTTCCATAGGTACCACGCTTACGGTTCTCCTTATTCAGTTCAGTACGCTTCTTAATCTGTAACTTAGTAGAATCATAAGCCTTCTGATAAGATTTATAATTACCGTTAGCGTATTTAGGTCCGCTGTACTTAGACTTTCGGGCCATACAGCCTCCGTTGTACAAGTGATGGATCAACTTTAGGCATGATAGCGGCTAGTTTATCAAGGGAGTTACCTTCCATAGCAACTCCGTTGATGTCATTTTTAGCCAACCAATCACAACATGCCTTTAAATCTTGGGTAGTTGCTTCGCCAGATTTAATTCGACGAAGAAATTCTTCAGTTACTAAGTTATGCAACTGGTTAAACGAGTCCTCACTCGCCTTCTGATGTTTTGCCATAATGTCCTCTAGTGTATAAATAGTGAGCAGCCTTCAGTAACGTTTCAGGATTATCAAAAAAATTACCCAAGCCAGTATTACAAGTGGAGCAGAAAAGTCCCCTAACTTCACCAGTTTCATGATTATGGTCAACAACAAAACGTTTATGATGGCAATTCGGTTGATCTGTACCACAAATAGCACATTTACCTTTCTGCTTTTCGACTAACTTATCATAATCATCTAAAGTTAATCCATATTTCTGCTTAAGTAAATAGGCACGATGTACATCAGGGTTCTGCTTATACCGTTCTTTTTGGTCCTCGCTTCTACATGAATTACATCGTGCTCTATATTTTTTAACTCCTTTTTCTGTGTACTGAGAAAATGTATTTAAAGGCTTCTCTTGCTTACATTTTGTACACTTCTTATTGGCCATTTCTCAGTACAATTTGATCAAGTTTGTTCTCAATACGGATCATGTGATCCTCCATCTTCTGAAGAGCAGCAGAAAGCTCTTGTTTTTGAACATAGTTTTCAGCTACACGTAGCTCTACTTTGTCTACACGGCTATCCACTTCGTTAATTTTGGTGTAAAGACGGTTGTGTACTGAGATAATGGCAGTAAACAGGGCTATACCTGCTGCGACTCCTGCTTCAATCATGTTCCTTCATCAATCGAATAAGTTTCTCGGGGTAGGCTGGGTCGGTTGCATAGCCTTCACGTTGAAGAAGGCGTGCGCAGTCTTCCCGAGACACAGCTCGGTTGACGCCTTTGTATGTTTTGTAGTCGTGATACCAACGATCTACGAGATATG